AAGGGAGATAACTCTTATGAGCGAGTTAAGTTTACTTCAGAGCAAGTACGTGCCATGAGTTATGTTTTTAAATGTCCAATTATTACTGCTACTCAGTTGAACCGTAGTGGTTACAATCAAGAGAATCCTGGACTTGAATCTATTAGTGAAAGTATTGGTACTGCTGCGACAGCTGACGTGGTGATGGGTCTATGGCAGTTAGATGAAGATAGAGAGTTAGGTGTTATTAAAATGAGTTTGTTAAAGAACCGATACGGTCCTAACTTCGGTACAATTAATATGAAAATTAATTACCCGACGCTAACTCTTGAAGAGGATAATACATTGAACGCAGATGAAGAAATAGTAAATACCTCAGAAGCTCTCAAAGCATTATCTGAAGAAATGACATGAAAAACGAACTGCTAATTATTAATCAAGATTTAGATGGAGCTGGCTGTTACACAGCTTACAGCTGGTTCCATAAAGATGTCCCTGAAGTATTTTTTGTAACTCAAAAGAAAGCTGAGAGCATGGTCAAAGGTTTCTTTGATCGTTTTTCTTTGCCTGACTTTAAACGAATTACTGTGATTGGTCTAGATGTTTCTGGGTTTGAAGACTTTCTTGACTGTAAGAATGTAGTTATTATTACAGCTCATAAGAAGATGGTGGAGCTGAAGTATAAATTTAAGCTTGCTACAACTCTTACTAAGATTGATGGTTCATCTACTAGACTAGCCTTTAACATCTTTAAGAAGTTGTATCCAGACGTCAGACCAACAGAACATCAAAAGCTGTTAGTGTTGCTAATTGATGATGCTGTAAGCAGGACATATTCCCTTAAGCAATCTAAACAACTGGAGACGTTGTATTGGAACTCTAAGTCATTTGAGAGAGTGTTTAACTTTTATCAAGACTTTCAGAAAGGTTTCTTTCAATTCAATGACTATCAGTTGAGACAAATTCAATTCTTTGAAAAGAAATGCGAAACTATTATTGACTCTCTTGCCTTGTATCATACCATGATTCCAGTTAAGAACAAGAAGTATAGCTTCTTTGCAACATTTGCTGAAAGTTGTTTTCAAGAAGTATCAGATCATATTTTTAATGAGCATAATGCTGAGGTGGTAGCAGTTGTCAGCCTTGAGGCTGGCAAGGTATATTTTAGACGTAGCAAAGTTTGTGATGTTAAGGTAAATAAACTTGCTAAAACTCTCTGCGATGGTGATGGGTATGAATATGCCTCTAGTGGTAACCTGACAGATAAGTTTGTAGAGTTTACAAAGCTTTTAAAGCGCCACAAGAGCCAAATATGATTCAACCATACGACAGCATATGTTCAGTCGAGACCAGAAATAATTTTTACAAAGCATGCTCTTTTGTTTGCTTACTTAAAAATAAACGATTGAACTATGCTAACATTCTCATTATACTACTACAAGAGAAAAAACTAATCAGACTTTTTAAGAATCTTTGCAGCTTTGAAAATGATTTCGAGTGTATTAGATTCTTTTTAGAATGCGATCCAAACATTTACAAGTCTAAATATATAAAACGATTCTTAAAAAAGCACTATGATAACGTCTACAGAAAAGAGAATATATAATACTTTTCTAGCCATATCACGAAAAAAGCAAAACAAGCCGTTTAAACTACGTCAGGATTTCGAAGACTTCGAACAAGACGAAAAGTTTCCTGCGATTAAAAAACTAGCTTATTTCTTTGAGCGGTTCCCGAACATCGATATTAATGATTACTTTTTAGCTCCGTATTCCATCTATGTAAACGATGAGAACACGTACTACGATCTTCAGTTTTATTTGAGCCAAAAGGCTCGCTCTGTGTACACCATGCACATGAAAAAGAAAGAAAGCGTAGATGCAGACTCAGAAGAAAACTTGAAAAAGTGTAGAGAATCTCTGATGTTTATCTATAAATACTGTAAGAGCAAAGACTGTTCTGTAAAAGAATATTTGGGCATTAAAGAGGAGAATTCCCTTTTGCCTGCCTTTGCTGTTCATTTAAAACATAGGGACATTAACGTTTATGCGTTATTCGCCTTTGAAGACTTCGAAAATAAATTCTTTCAGATTCCTGCGGATTTGCTGGAGTTCATCTTTGGAAGCCTGTATAATGATTTCGCGCAACTTAGACGCAAATTTGTAATGTCTGAGAAGTGCAAACAGATCTGTAGATCAGGTCTGAAAATAATAGAAACAAAAAGCTAGAAAAAAACAAAAACAGAAACTATAATAAAAACGAAATATGAGTTCATTTAATAAATCAATGTTTGAGTCGATTAAGGAAGAGTTGAATAAGTCCAAGGCAAAGACCGGGCTTCGTGATATTCTTCGCACCCCTCCAGGTCATACTTATACTGTGAGGCTTATTCCTAATATTCAAGACCCTAAGAAGACCTTCTTCCATTATTACAACTTCGGTTGGGAGTCTTATGCTACTGGTGAGTATGTTCAGTTCATCTCTCCTTCTACTTGGAATGAACGTGACCCGATCGCTGAGGGCCGTTTGAAGTGCTTGAAGCATGGTTCTGCTGAAGATAAGGCCAAGGCTGAAAAGCTGTTGCGCCGCGAGAATTGGTTGGTCAACGTGTATGTTATCAACGATACCAACGAACCTGAAAATAACGGCAAGGTGAAGATGCTTCGCTATGGCCGTCAGATTCAGAAGATCATCGATGAGGCCATGAATGGTGAAGATGCTGATCAGTTTGGTTCTCGCATCTTTGACTTGAGTGGGGCTGGTTGCTCGTTCAAGATCAAGGCTGAGAAGCAAGGCGACTTCCCGACGTTTGTATCTTCTCGATTCTCTTCTCCTGGGGAAGTACCAGCTCTTGGAAGTGATAACAAGAAGATCGAAGCTGTCTATAACTCAGTACATGCTCTCGATACTGTGTTCCGTGTTCAGTCTTACGATGATCTCAAGGCTGCTTTCGAGAAGCATTTCTTGTGTGAGACTCCAGCTCAGGTTTCACCTGCTACTAAAGGTGAAGCTGCTACTGATGATAGTCCGTTCGTTGAGTCTAAGAAGTCTGCTGTTCGTACTCTGCCTAAGCCGGTTGAGGCTGAAGTTGCTGATGATGACTCAGACGATTTGGATGATGCCAAGGTGGCTGAGTTGCTCAAGGGGTTGAGTTAAACTAATTAGTTAATACGACGGCAGAGCTCCAAAGGCTCTGCCGTTTTTTTTGTGGCTATCTGTTTTATTTTTCATAAAATACATATATGAGTAACGACCAGGATGAACCATTTGATCAAGAAGCCATTTACGCGATAGCTCACTTGGCAGGCCAGGCTGCAAGCGAGCTCAAGGCTATTGATAAGTTGGGTATAGGATCCAGTCCAAACATGAAAGGTTTACAGTATGACCCTCAAGAACTTATTCGCCAAAATTTTTTACCTAGGATGCAGACTAACGGCGCACCTCCTGCATCCGCAAATCCTCCCATGCGCGCACCACAACCAGGCACAGCCCCGCGACCACAATTTCAACCTCCACAATTTCAACCTCCACAAGATCAGCCCCCACAACAGCAAATGATGCAACCACAGCCTCAGTATCAGGCCCCAGTTTCAACAATTTCTGGAGCTCAAATTTCGTTGTTAACAGAGAAATTACTCAGGGTGGAGCGTTTGCTTGAAGCTTGTGTCGGTGGTCAAGAACGTCTGCAATTAACCCTCGATAAGAGTTTAGAAAAGCTGTTGCAAAAGAAAATGAAAGACATTAAAATTACGTTCAAAGATGACAATATCGATTCACAACAAGAATGAATTTGTAGACAAGTTTCTGACTCCTTTGTCTCGAATTAATAACTCCTGCTCATTGCATCTCAAGGGTGACAAGCTTACAGCTCTAGTAGCTACACCAGATGCATCAGTTATTCTGAACGCTGTCTGGAAGCTTAACGAAGATAATGAAGAGAATAAGCTAAACATTCCAGACATTAACAAGCTGATTAAGGTTCTTGATTGTATCAGAGAAGAGTATGTGTCTCTTAAGATTAACTCTAATAATATTAGTTACAACGAGAAAGGCGTTAAGTTTAAGTACCATCTTCTTGAAGACGGTATTTTATCTATACCTGCCATCAACATTGAAAAGGTAAAGGTGTTAAAGTATGATACTAGTTTTAATATTGCTGGTCAAGACTTGCAATCTTTAATTAAGAGCTCCACCTTTGCCTCAGAGACTGATAAGCTGTACATTAGAACGGGTGAAGGAAGGGTATACAGTGAGTTGACTGATAAGAACAAGTCCAATGTGGACTCTATTGAAATTGTGCTGTCTCCAACGTTCTCCGGTTCTGAGATTGACAATCCTTTGGCTCTTAGCTTTGAGATTATTCGCATTGTTTCTTGTAATCGATTCGGTAATGTAGCAACAAAGATTAATACTAACCTTGGAGTTTTGCTTTTTGAGCTAAATAATGATAACATTGAACTCATCTATGTCGCATCAGGATTGGCAGAAACCTAAGAACAGAATAACCACTCAAGGTTATTTCATAAAGAGGCTACGAGACTCTGGGTTTACAGCCTGTAGAATTTTTAATGGTTACAAGCTGTATGATCCTCGCAAGTGGACCATATTAGTAAATCCAGAAAATGAAGCCATATGGGTAACTCTAGTTTTAAATAAACAAAACTATGGAGATTTTTACTTCGAACTTAATGATGGT